CCCTTTGTGGTGAGTTTGGCAGTCTTCACCTTGGCCAAGTCTGTGCCAAAGCTGATGCCTTTGGTGCTTTCCAGCAGCACGCCAAACTGATGATTGCGGCGGTTCTTGGCGAACCCAGGACCAGCTTGCGCGCCGGTATCCGCCATCGAGATCGGGCGGAGTTGCTGGCCCTGTGATGTGTAGGTGAACCCCACTACGGTCGGCATCTCTCCGCCGAAGCTCATTACATAAGGCAAGGTGAACCCCGCGACTATGCCAATCGTCAGTTCAATCGATCCGTCCTCCACCGTGTAATCCCCGAGATCGAGACCGCCCGCGAACACGGTCACTAGCTTGTCGTTCAGATGCCAGAGGCCGTTGAGCGTGACTGTCTTCGCCACACTGTCCACGGTGTAGGACGAAGCCGCTACAGCATTGTCGAGGAACCACGCTTCCAGAATATCCACGCCTTCCGGCTGGATCGTTGTCAGCATTTCGACGTGACGAATATCCGTCAAAGGATCGTTGGTGATGACCGCAAGCGTGTCGGTCGTCTTGTCAATCGAAGGTCCGACCACCATGCTCTCGATCTCCCGCTCCGAGCCGAGATCATGCCGGTGCCAGCCATAGAACTCTGGAGGGTTAGAGGAGATCAGGCTCTCGCGCTTGTATGTCATGCCCTTGAGCGCGCCCTCACCGTCCCGCACCCAAACAATCGGGACGAGTTCGCGCTGATAGACAACTTCCATCGCGCGATCCTTGAGCATGTGCGCGGAGAACTCAGACAGGTTCGGCGCGGTGAACTTGCCAGCGTTCACGTCGCCAAAGTATTCCACAAGACGCCGCCGCAAGCCCTGTATGATGACGAGAGTGTTCTCACACTTCGCAGGCTCCGCATTAGCGCAACCGATCCTCGTGCTCTTGTTGGCCTGAACAGTTGTAGGCGTCAGAGGATTGCTTTGCGTGGTCGATTGCAGCAGCCACTCGCCCGCCTCCGTACCGCAGAGTACGCCCTTCGGCTCGCTCTCCAGCCAGAAGATCGTGTTCGCATCCTTGGCGTTGAACGTGTACGAAAAAGCGTTCGATCCCGTAACCGCACCATCCGTCTCAGTCGGTGCAAAATTATACGGTTTGTTCGAGCGGCTGGCATCAATACGGTTCTTGGCCCCGCCCGACAGCCACAAGCGTCCTTCATGGCCGACGCCGCAACGTGGCCATCCGGTCGTGTCGCTATAGAGGCCAAGCCGCCACGCCCTTGCAGCCGTGATGTAAAGCAGCGGGTCGCCAAGCACCTGTATCGAACAGCCCGTACCGCCAGTTGCCACGAGCGAATTGAAGATGATCTCCGCGATGTAGAGACCGGAAGCACCGCCGGTTACGACTTCAATCCAGGCGTAATTCCACTCCGTTATCTGGTCCGTCGAAATAAGTGTCTTCACAGCGTTGTTTACGTCAGTGAAAGAAGTCGTACTGAGGATCGAGCCATCCGAGCGTGAGGCTGGAGCGGTTTGTTTTACGCGCAGATTGAGAGTGATCGTTCCCGAGTAGAACGCGCCAATATCATCGCCAGTTGGCCCATAAACTATAGCCGACGCGATTGACTGTGGATTGCCGGAAAAGTTCAAGCCGATGTAGTCGTTGGCCGAACCGCTGTTCGCGCAGCTCCCACGCCCGACTGCGGTGACGCCGTTGAAAGCAGCGTCCTTATTGGAGAAGCCGCCGATGTAAGTCCCAAGCGAATTGGCAATCGGTGTTGACACGCTTCCGCTGACGCTCGTGATCTTGCCCCATGACCAGATTGCTCCACTTGGGGTGATGCTCCAATAGGCCGGGAAAGCGTCCGGGGTCTTGCCCGTACCGTTCTGCAAGGCGGTGTAAACCACGTCCTTATAGGATCGCACGTCGCCAGTGACATAGGCGGTCCCGACAGCCCAGATTGGCGGTTCGGAATAGATGCGGACATGGCGGCCAACATCAGTTTCGAGCAACCCCCGGCCACTATTGATCGCTTCCGTTGCATCCGCCACTTCCCAATAGGTCGGGCTGGATGCTGGCGTATGGTTCTGGTTCTCATCAGTCAGCGAGCGGTAAGTGATGCTGCTGTCGGTTACATAGTCTCCGGTCGAGTATGCTGTACTGCTGCTGTATGCCTTGAAATCGAATGTGAGGGAAATGAGGCCGGTCGTACCGGACGGAGTGACCTGTGCGTTCTTAGTATGGTCAAGATAGGGACCATCCTCCAGGTTCGCGGGCGCAATCGCAAACTCCGCAAACGCATCCTCTGTCGGCTCCTCCTCGACGGACACGATCTGCGGTCGAGTGTTGGCCTCGAACAAAACAATATCCGTATCGAAGTCGCGGTTGATCTGCGCCTTGCGGATCACAGAAAGACGCGCCTCCGCATATGGAGTGGCGAGTTCGGCAATGCGGCCAACCGTGCCGGACACGAAAGTACCGAGCGTGGAGCCGTCGATCTCATCCCCAGTGATCGCATCCGTGAGCGTGAAAGTCGTAGTCGCCGTCATCGTCGCGTTAAATTCACGGTTCTGAAGCAACGGATTGTTGACGTCGAGATCGAGGAACCGCACGCGGTCTCCGCTGGCCCAATCGACCGCCGTGAGCACCGTCACGACTGCGGGAGTGGCACTGGAAATTGAAACCACCGCCACATCATCATTGGTCCGCACAGGCTCCGGTCCCGTGAAGAACCGCAGAAAGCCGTCCGTCAACTCCATGTTGTACGGCGTGGCTTCCTGGAAGGTGTAGTCGATCAGACGAGCAGGCGCACCATTGCGCGTGATGGCGACGTGCCGGAAGCCCGGCCGACGCGGAGCGGCCCCCGGAGGGATGGGAATAAGATTGCGCGCGACCGCCAAGGCCGTCTTGTATTCCGGCTTGTCGGCGCGGCCCTGAGCTACCTTGCTCCACTCGCCGCCGAGAAAGTTTGTTTGAACGTAGCTCGAATTACCCATGTCACTCTCGGCATGTGAGGAAGTCGTCTTCAGGAAGATCGATGATGCCCTTCTCGACCGCGTTCACGATCCGGGCCTCACCCATGTACTTCTTGTGCGCGGACACGATATCCGCGAGCTTGGCGCTCGACTGCCCGACCTTCGGCTGCACGGCAACCGCCACCTGTGCCGCCAGAGCCTCGCAGAACAAATCATCGAACTGCTGCACGTCAACCACGTCTGCGGCGAAGCGCAGGATCAGTGGACCCGCAGCCGAAGTCACGAGATAGTTGCCCTCGAACAGCCAATCGTCATAGCGGATGCTGCCGATGCCGCCCGCGTCGCCGCCCTTCGGGTTCTGCGGCGCTTGGCGCAGGAAGCCATTCGGCAGGCGGTAGGTATTGCGCGAGTTCAGGCCGATTGGCCAAAACAGATTGATGCGCGACACGCCCGCATAAATCGGTTGCCACGTCAGCGCACTGGCGTACACGTCAGGCACCTTCGCCCACCCGCCCGGTACGTTACTGTTTGTCCAGTTCACGCCGCCGTCAGAAACCGGGTCGTCCGCAACAGTGGTGCCGGTGGCGGTGTAAATATAGCCATCCGATGCAAGCGCAGTCTGCCCGACAGTGTAAGTCGTACCGGCCACCCAATCGAGCGGCACGTCCGCAGGCGTGACGTTCAGGTTCAACTCGATCAGGCTGCGCCACTGTTCGCCGCTGTGGGATACAGTATCGCCGCGCTTGTAGGTCGTGGTGGCGGCCCATGCGCTCGCGGTCGAAGGCACGCTGTCATTCTCATTCGACATGGAGAGATAGATGACATAACTGCCGGGATTGCCGACCGTCTTGTACACCAGCTCGCCCGCGTAATACTCAATGGTCGCGTCATACAGGTGAACCGTCATCGGTCCAAAGTAGCGATCCCATGCCCGCGTGCTGGCCGGATCGTTGTTGTAATTCTCAGGCTCCGTCGAGACCCAGATTTCGCCGTTGCTGTCCTTGGCGATAGCGCCGACCGGGTAGGTCGTGGTCGCAGACCATTCATCCGGGGCCAGGAGATAGGTCGTGCTGGCAATCGGGCGGAGCGGGGCGTACTTGATCGAGCACTGCCACACGTCCCGGCGCAGGACTGAGCGCCGCAGCTTGTCATAGACGAAGCTGATCTCGTTGTTCGCAACGCTGTCTTCGTCGGTCTCGACAATGCGCGGGATGCCGAGCCACTGGCAGGCCCGGTTCGCGATATCCAAGCTGTCAAGGAAGGCCATCGTCAACTCCTGATCTTCTTCAGCTTCGCGCTTGCCGCCCTGGTTTGCGTCAGGACCGCAGCGGAAACCCTGCCGGAAAGGAGTTTCGCCTGGGTGACGCGGCGCAGCACAACATGCCTAATCCGTGGGTAAAAGGCAAGGAGAACGTGGATGCCTGTAACCGTGTAAGAGCCTGCGGCAGCAACAAGAATAATCGACCCATTGGCGAGCTTCGTGAGGGTCGCATCCCAGCCGGTGAGCGTGTAAGAGCCTGTGACCGCCACGATCTTGCGAACGCTATTGAGGGCCGCAGCCATGCCGGAATAGGTGTAAGTGCCGCGCACCGCGACCAGTGTAATGATCTTCGAAAGGTCGGCGGTCACGCCTGTGTAGAGATAGGAGCCGACAGCGGTGAAATAGGTAAGCGCCCGCGTCGTGGCCTGCCCTGAGACTACATACGAACCTACCGCTGCGGCCAACACGAGTGTCTGTATGGCAGTGGTGGAAAGGATCGCAGCAATACCCGTCAGGACATACGCCCCAGCAGAGCTGACGCGGGAGATCATCTGATATACATCTTGGCCCGTAAGAGCGTAGGTGCCGAGACTTGCGACCTGGGTGATCTTCTTCAGCGCGGCAACGCCCGTAAGAGCGTAGGTGCCAAGGCTCGACAACCGCGAAATCTTCTGGAGGGCCGCTTTGCCGGAGAGCGTGAACGCCCCCACCGCCGCGGTCAGAGAATAAGCGACCGCCGATGCGGCGGCAAAAACCACCCACGCAAGCGTACCATCTTCAGCATTCGTCCCGCCCGTACAGGTGATCGTGACAGTCCCGGACGTAACGCGCGTGGCCGTGGTTTGGCGGAGGGATCCAACGTCGCTGTCAATATCCTCCGTGGCGTTGGCCCATGTTTTCGCAACCGTGTCGGTCGCGCACGCCGCCACAGCAAGAAACCCATCCCCAGACGCCAGCGTAATCGAGCCAGTGGTCAGCGGGTCGGTGCTGTCCATATCAGTTGAGGTATCGGTGCCGCTCTGTGAGAGGGTGCCCGTGGACCCAAGGACAGAATAGATGGCAATCGTGTAAATGTCGGTTGTGCCCGCCTCGTCCGTATTCCACGTCAAGGTGAAAGTAGTCGTGGTCCCGGCCGCAATGGCAAGATACCAGATTTGCGCCCGCATGCTCCCGAACACGGCGCTCGGCCCAAGCGTCATCGCAGCCGCCCCCGCCAAGATACCTGTCGGAGCGCCTGAACTACTCTCGTGCGTGTAGCAAAGACAGACAATACGATCAGACGCTGCTGCACCGATACTCAAACCGGTAAAAACAGCCACGTCCGCAACCGGAGAGACCGACGCTGGGGCCGCCGTCTGGGTAACTGAAACTGCCATCGCAAACTCCTATGCGATGGTCAGCACACCGTTGCTGGCGTCAAAATCCACAGTAAAGGTGTCGCCATTGGCCAAGGTGACAGCGGAGCCGTAATCCCACCAGGCGATCAGTTCATTGTTGGTGGCGGTATTATTGTACAGCACAGCGTACTGGAATGGGCCGACCGCGCCGGTCGCGGTGAACACCACGTCCGCGAGCACGAGCTTGTAGGTGCCGCTGGTCTGTGCCGAGCTGGTGATCGAAGCGGCGGTGCCGCCCGTGGTGTAGCCGTTGGTGCCCGAAATCTGCGTGATGTTCGCGAGCACCGTGTTCGTATTCACGGGCGCTGTGTTCGTCAGCGCAACCTTCAGCACGTCCGCGCCAAGGTTGTGAGCCTTCTCCGCGAGGAGTTCAACAAAGGACTGGAATTTGTTGTAGGCGGCCATCGCGGTCTCCGGGAGAAGAAAGGGGCCTTGCGGCCCCCTCCGTCCGTTTCAATTACATCTCCGCGTAGGGCACTTCCGCCCAGCGCATCCCGAGCGTGACGCCGGAAGTGGTAGCCGCCGCCGTGGTCATGGCGAGAGCGACCAGCGTGCCGGGCGGGAATTGCAGGGAGCCGTTGAACTCCTTGCGGATCGGGGTTGCGCCGCTATCCGTGACCGCGCCCCACCCGCCGACGATACCGGCCAAAGCCGGGGTGCCAACGTGAGTGACCGCAGAGTAGAAGCGGCAAACGGAAGTCTGGCCTTCGCCAAGTCGGCCGCTTTCGATTGCCGAACGGAGTTCGGTGGTGAAGGTCGCGCCAGTGGCGTTCGATCCATTCGAGTAGTACACGCCGAGCGCGGTCACGACAGTCGTGGCGACAACGTAGTGCGCCTCAACGTCGATCAGTTCGACCATCTTGCCCGAGCTGGGTGGGTTGTAGAGGCCGAACAGCGAGGCCAGGGTGGCGGCGTTGGTCGGGAGCGTGACAGCGGCGCGATGGGCACCGAACACGAGACCGCGAGACGCGAGATACTGATAGCGCGGCGACTGCACCTGTGAGCCATCATCGTTCACGATCATCGGGATCGAAGAACTGCCTCCGCCTCGATTGAGCGTACCGCGATTTTCAAAAGCGTCAGCCATTGTCGTCTCCTGTTTACTTATCCGGGAAGTTCGAGCCGCCAATCGGCCCGCTCTCCATCATGGTTGCAATCTTGCGGAGCCGCGAAGCCACTTCAGCGCGCGTCCAGCCAACAGCATCCTCGATGCGGACTTCCAGTTCGCCAGCCGCCGTCGAAGACGTGTCGAACACGAAATCCGCAGTCTTGGTGCCTTGCTTGCCCCGGTCGATTGCGATAAAGTGTGCAGCCATGTCACTTCCCTAAAACTTTGCCCTACGGAACGGGGCGACTAGACCGAGGAGGAGAGGGGACTACTCGCAGCCACCCCGCCCGTAGGTGCTTCTTACGGTGCCCATTCAACATCGATGCCGAACTTGCCCGTACCCGTGGTCACGGCGGTCGTCTTGACCGTCGCGCAGATATCGAGATTGCCGCCCGGATCGGCGGAGAGACCAGCGGCCTGCCAGAGCGGCTGACTGCGCTTGTCGAGCGTGTAGGTCGTGCTTTCATTCGTGATATCCGTCCGGCCGACCGCAGAAGCGCAGTCAATGGCCGTGGCGAAGAAGTCCTGGTCAACGGCGGCGGCGGCGAGCAGCGAAGTCGCTTTGCCCACGCGGCCATCCGTGGCGTAGTACACGCCGATATCGAACTTGCCCGCAGTCTGGGCCTCGCTCTCGAACGTGATGCGCTTCACCTTTGCGGTGGAGGGCAAGCGCACGAGCTGGTAGGTCGCGTCCGCGCTCGAAGAAGCGACAGCGGTGGAATAGCCATCCGAGTGCATCAGCCGAGCCGGGCCACCCTGCCCGCCCGAAGTGGGCGTGAGGATGGGCGAAGCATCGAAGTTCGTGATCGGCGTGGACTTGACGTGATCGACAGCCATTTGAAGTCTCCGTTAAAAACGAGGGTTCCTGTGTGCCGACCTTACGGGGTGATATCCACAGCCGAAGTGTCGGAACAGAGGATCGACATGACCTTGCCCGGCATCAAGCGGGTCGCGCCAGCGGTCATCATCGTGTAAATCTGCCACGGGTGGCCGGTGAGATCGTTCCGCTGCGAGATGATGTTGGTCATGTCCTTCCAGACACCCAAGTACAGCCCGCTCTTGGCGAACGCGATCACGTTACGGACGTTGGAGGCCGTCGCCAGGCGCTCAGACCAAACGAAGTCGAAGCCCATGAAGCGCGTGACCTTGCCATCCACCAGCACCGGCTTCTCGTTGAAGTCGCGACTGGTGACGATGGCCGAGTTGAGGAGATCGCTCTCCTGCTGCGAGCCAGCGACGATGGTGACTTGCTCCGTGTCGAGATCGACATGGTTCTTGCGGAACAGGCGCTTGAGTTCGACCAGCTTCGGGACAGTCAGGCCGGTAGCGGCCGACGCGCCGAAGGTGCTGGCGATCTGGTAGTCGGAAGTGCTGAACGTCTCGCTGGTGAGCGCAGCGTTATCGGAGCCGACGCCCGTGTAGGCGGTGGCGAACGCAGCGGCGATCAGAATGTCATCCCACTCGCGGGCGACGGCCGCCGAAGCGTTCGAGGGATACATCGACTTCGGATCGTTCAGCGTGCGAAGCTCATCGAACGTGTCCACGAGCTGCGGAAGGTCTTTGTCGGCGGGGAATACCCAACGCCGCGTGAAGTCGGTATCGACGCGACCGATGGGGGCGAAGCGCCCGGCCGGGGTCTGCATCTTGATCGGGTTCATGTACTGGACCGGCGAAGCCTGCCGACCGACATGCGAACCCTCAGTCACGCGACCGCGCAACATCGAAGTCTGCTGTTGCAGCTTCAGCTCAAGGTTGGTGCTGAACTGCGTGGTGAACAGATTGATGAGATTTGCGCTCATGGTTCCTATCCCGTTGGAAATCGTTTACCGGCCTTATCCAACAACGGGGGCCACGAGTTGCGAGTATTGGTAGCGCAAGATAATTGCGCGTGTCAACTAGGTTTCGAGAAATAATTACGCCCCCGCGTAATATAATTGCGCGGGGGCGCGCCTAAGCGTTGAATTAAAAGCGTATTTCCTACCCGGCCATGAGCGCGGTGAGGCTGTCAAACTCCCGCTTTTCGGCCGCGCCGCCGTTCTGCCAGCGTTTGATCCACTCCTTGTCGGCCTTGAGTTCGGTGATCTTGGCCTTGGCTTGGTCGGCGGTCATGACACCGCCGTTGAAGTTGCTGTCATTGCGGATGAACTGATCCTCACCCGACAGAGCACCGACACGGCGGAGAGCTTCCATCGTCTTCGCGTAGCCGACAGTCTTCTCCAGCGCGTCCACTTCAACAGCACTGAGGCCAAGTTTGGCGGCACCGGCTTTGGCGACAACCATGTTCGCCGGGGCGTTCGCTTTCCAGAGATCGGCAAGCGCGGTCTTCTCCGTAGCGAGCGTGGCAGTGCTCGCGGCGACCTGTTCATCGCGTTGGGCTTGCAGCGTCTTGACGACACTCTCCGCAACCTGCGCCGCCGTGTCCTTCGGCAAGTGCAGCTTGAACGCAGTGTCACGCAGGGATGCTTCGAGGCGTTCGTCAGTGACCTTGCCGTCCGCGCTCTTGAGTGCGGGGAAGTCGTAGTCCTTCGCTTCGGCCGGTGTGCCGAGCTTGCTCCAGAACTCTTTGGTGATCGTCTCGTCGCCGGGCTTAAAGCGCAGGAGTTCGTTCTTCGGCACGCCGAGCAGCTTCTCGGCCGCGCGGTGAGACTTCAGCGCCGTGATAGCGACTTCCTCCAGCGGCTTGTCGTGCAGGCCAAGGTTCTGCAAGTGGCCGGTGTGTTCGGCGTCGAGCTTGCCGTCGAACCAGGGCTTCGGAGGCGGAGGCGGCGGTGGGTTGCCTCCGTTCTCACCCTCACGCGGGACGCTATTCACCAATAAGTTCTGCCAAGCCATCTTCATCGGTCTTCTCCTCTGTCAGTACATATTTGAAGCTGCGGCCTGTCGATAGGGCGTACAGCATGTCGGGGTTCAGTTGTAGTTGCCGTTGGATGCGAAGGAACACTTCACGCCGCCCTTCGAGGCGTTCGAGAGATTTGCCGGTTGTGTCGTCGAAGCAGCTATCGTTCGCGCGGCAAAACTCCGCGAGATCGCGCAACACTTCCTGTCCGTGCATCGGGCCGAACGTAAGCTGATAGTTTCGCTTACGGACCCGCAAGAACTCATAGGTCGCAATTTCTTGCTCCTGGGTAACGCCCCTCTCCTCTGCCATTACGCCTCCTGTTCCCTTTTCATATCCTCTATTAGACCAACTTTGAGCACTTCATCACCCTTGGCATAGCCCTCCTTGAATTGTTCAGGGGGACAGAAAGACAAATAGCCATCTTCGTAGTTGATGGCAAACCAACCCACTTCAGGGATTGGTTTGTTGCGCGGATCAAACGAGATCGCCATGCCATTCGGTTCCAAACCAACGCAAGTGTCACTGAAGACATGCTTGATCTTGGCTGCACGCACAACACGGTGGCTGACATACTTTTCCAGGCCCTCAACATAGGCATAGTGACCATAGGGAATAGGACTACCCATTACGCCTCCTGCCCAGCCTGCGCTTCGTTCTGCGCTTTCATCATCGCGGCTGCGGCCGGGGCCGCCTGTATCTGGTTCTGCACTTGCTGCTGCTGGGCACGCTTCTGCGCCTTCTGCTGCATCATCTCAGGTGAAGCCATCCAGCTTTCCGGCACGCTCTGGATTTCGGCAATCGACGGGATCGCAGTCTGGAAGTCGAATGGATCCATAATCGACGCATCCTGCGTCATATTCGCCCACTCGGCCGCCTTCTCCACTGTACGCATGAAGCCAGCGGCCTCCTGCGCTCGCGCGGCCTTCGCCAGCGGTGACGTGTGGACAATTTGGTACTGGCCTTTGGCTTCCTTGAGCGCGCCCGGCATCGGCTCCAGCTCGCCCATCTGCGAGAGGAGATCGAGTTCGCGGTCGATCAGCGGGCCTTTGTATTCGCTGTCCTGTCGGCCAACGGTCGGCGCGAGCAGGATGCCTTTTTCGTTCGTGCGCTCGATCACTTCCGTCGCCGTCATGGTCGGCGTCTCGGTAAGGATTTGGAACAGGGTGACAAGGAAGGCATCGTTGATGAGATTGCGCTCCTCGTCCATCATCTCCTTGGTGATCTGGATTTCACCGTTGGGGAGAATACCGACGAGAGGGCGGCCTTCGCTGGACATGCCGCCCGGCACGATAGAGCCAGGCTTCATGTTCAGGTTCATCAAGCCGTCATCGTAGGTCAGGAGCACCGGGGTCGAGGCGCGGTGGCCTGATACGAGGAAGACCTTCTTCTCGGCATTGAGCGTCTTCAGTGCCGGGAGCACGGTCATCGCCGGGCTGGTGCCATAGACTGCGTTGGGGCCTTGCTCGTATCGGCCAGGAGCGAGTGGAAAGGTATTGTATCCACTCTCGGCTTGCATGAGACACTTTCCCTCCACACAAATGTAGAGCGAGCGCCAATACATAGATCGGCTGTCGATAGAGCCGGGATCGTAGGAGCCATCTGTTCGAGGACAGACGCGATGCAGGAAGGTGTATAGCTGCTCACTGTTGTTCTTGAGAGAAGTCTGCATAATCGCAGGGAGGCGTCCAGGCCACTTCTGTTCGGCTTGGCGAGCTGTGTAGCGGAAAGCTCTGATAAATCCATCGACCATCCCCTGCTGGTTTTCCTTGAGAAACAGATGCCCGAGCGGCACGGACGTATAGCGCAGGGACTTCTCCCCGGTGTGCGTCCAGAATTTATCGATGAACAGGCCAGCGGTGCCGAACGCGCCGAGCGACTTGAAGACGCTCTGGTTCTGCGCGCAGAAATTTGCGTGCGCCGCGTACCGCATCTTGAACAGCTTGCGTGACGTGCTCTCGAACCACAGCTTCGAGGCGCGATCCTTCATGACATATGGATCGCTGGCCTCAAGGCCGTGCCACACCTGATTACGGGGCGTGAGCAGGCTGTCGCAAATAGCGCCGAAGCGGACAAGCGCCTGCATCCCGGTTGCGTCGATCTGGCGATCCGTCATCTTCGTGCCGGGCGTGACGAACCCGAATTGCGTGAAGCTGCCACGGTGGGTTGGCAGGAGCAGCGAAGCCACTTCCTCGTATTGGATATCGAACGGCGAGCGCACGCGTGCAAGCTCGTACCATTCGAGAATGCTCTCGCGGACGACTTCTTCCTCCGCCGAGGAGATGGTGCGGGGTACGGAAAGTCCGTAGTCAGCCATCAGATTGCTCCCGGCAGGCCGAGCATACCGGACGCGGCGCGGCCAAAGACGCTCTCGCCAGAAGCCCCCCGGTTTTCGCTGGCGGCCTGGAGTTCCTTCTTCTTTTTCTCCTGGAGTTCGTCCATGAGATCGGGGTTCAGGATCGCGGCCAAGCCGAGATCGCCCGAGGCAAATCCGAAGTTCTTTGGATTGGGGAGGCCCATGCCACTACCTTCGCGCAATATAATTTCGCGGGAGAATAGGCGTGGCGCAATTAAATGTCAATCAGCGGCGAAAGATCATGTTGTAGAGCGCCAACCCGACATAGATCACCACGGCGCTAAACACGAGGGCGAGCGGGATGCCGATGATGACAGTCGCAAGCATGAGGAGGATATCAACAATCATCGGTACTGCGGGCACCGAAGCGCCTGCCCCACCTGGTTGCGCTGCTTAAGATCGAGGGCGAGCACGGCCGCAGCATAGCGCGAGCTGTCCTTCTTCTGCGAGTTGTACTTGATCGGGCCGATGAGGGCCTGACAAATCGCGCTCGTGTCGCTCGGGCGCAGGTTGGCGTCGGTGTGCTGGCATCCGGCGAGCGCGAGGGCGAGCAACAAAATTGCGGCGGTCTTCATATCAATGCTCCGGTCGGTCGTAGCGGTCCTGCCGCTTCTGGAATTTGTCCGTCTTGGTGTCGCGCACCACCTGATCGACAGTGTTGCCAATCACGACTTGCTGCTTGGCGTGACGCCGGTTGGCATCATGCGCGCCGAGCCATTGGCCCGCGAGGAAGGTGGCGATCACGAAGGCCGCCCACAGCAGATGCCTGCGCGCGTCAGTGAGCCAGGGGCCAATAATCGGGACCGCCGTGGTGAAGTAGGCGAGCACCACGCAGATAATGATGAGGCCGATGCCCGCACCCCAATGCCAGATGAAAGCCCCGATGCCAGCGGTGGCGAGGCCCCAACCCAGACGGATGAAGTGTGGCATGTCAGTCATTCCTCAAGCAGTCGAGACGTTCCTTGGCCCGGCGATTGGTAAGGCCCTTGATGACGCGCCCGCCGCCACGGTTCCACATCATGAAGGCATCGCACGCGCCCTTCACATCGCCCGCGTTCAGCTTACGCACGACAGTCGATTTGCAGGCGCGCTCCGGGCCGATGTTGTAGGCGAGACTGACGAGCGCGGCCTTGCGGTGCGGCGGCATGTGCACCTTGACGCACTTCTCAATCGGCGCGGCGTACTTGGGGATATCCTCCGCGAGCATGTCCTTGCATTCCTGCACGGTGTACTGGTCGCCCATCCGCACCTTGCGGTCGGAATTGGTTGCGCCGTAGCAAACGGTAGTGACACCCACAACGTCCTTGTACGCCTTGGTGTACAGGCCCTCGTAGCCCGCGAGCATGGTAAGGGTGAGGGCGAACCACAAACCCTTAGTATCCGCTGCTATTGGTCGTGACCAGAGTGCCATCAGCTCGCCCTATCTTCGGGGACACATTGAATGTCGAGCCGGATCGGCTCTTGGTTTTGTTCCTGAACCGCTGCAAGAAGTTTGCCCTCCTTGACGATGTGATCGATGAACTCAGGGCAGGCGTCGGCGGCCATGGGCGCAGTCGAGCGGAGCAGACTGATCGGCGTGCCGGTGGCGACAGAGATGACCAACACAAGAATGATCGCCGTCATGTCGCACTCCTATTTGTCGCTGAAGAACTTCCCGGTCTTGGCCTTCACACGGTAGTGGCACGGCAGTCCGAAGAACCGCCGCACCTTGTTCTTGAGGGCGTTTGCCCTATCGTAAAACCAGAACAGCATTTAGAACTCGTCAGCGTTCTTCTTTCCGGACTTCATACGCTCCAGAACTTCCGTCGCGGTCATGTTCTTCGCGACAGTCGGGGGGTTGAGGAGCTTGTCGATCATCTTGCTCTGCTTGAGCAGCATCTCCTCCAGACCAGCGATACGCTTCTCCTGCTCACTCTCGCGCTCCTTGGTCTCGGCGTCCTTCGCATCCTTCGCCTTACGCTGCTCCGGGGTCAAATCCTCCGGTGGCTGGACAAGCTCTTTGAGGAGCTTCTTCAGGTCTTCGCGGTCGCCATCGCCCATCTCGGAGAGCTTCTGCATACGTTGGAGCGCATTCTTGTGCTGCGGGGTCTCGTGGCCGAGAGCACCGTGCCCCTGCTCGATGGGCTTGCCATTTGCATCGCGCTTGAAGCCGACGCCGAAGACTTGCTCCTCTGCGGAGAGAGCGCCAGGAGCACGAAGCGGGATGCCAGTGATATCGTTCATAAAATCGTTCCTCTGTTTGGCGGGAAGCTTCGACCTATACCTACTCAAAGGGGTCGAAGTCAAGGCCCTGCGCCATCTGATTGAACTGACGCTTCACTTTACGGCCGCCCAACGTAACAATCTTGCCGTGGCGCTTGGCCATGATGCCAATGCGCGAAGCGGACATAAGATCGTCGCGAACCTTGACGATCACGCCATCCTTGCGGTGGTAGCTGCGGTACTCCTCGAACCAGTCGGTGAGATGCGACGCAACTTTATATCGTCCGGTCTTCATCCGCTGATCCATTTCCAGGATGCCAGCTTCGGTGCTGTTGCCGCCATCCTCGAAGTGCGCGTGATGGTCGAGCATCTGCAACCCGGCCTGCTTATAAAGTTGCGCGGTCGTGGTGCCAGCGGTCGTCGCCCCCTTTTCCCGTTGATGCCCGTCCTGCGGCCAAGCCACAGGGACATTGACACCGATGGGGCGCATTGCCGCCGCGTGCATGATCGGCAGTGCGCCCTCCATCCTGATCGCGTGGTGGACGTGGATGATATCGGCATCGCGGTCCCAGAGCTGCAACACCGCAGCGAAGGGGTGGCCCATACCGAAGTCCACTGCCCACAGCTTTGTCCACTCGTCGGGGATGCGCTCGATGCGCGGCTCAGTGATGAACTCCTCCGCGCAGTCGAAGACCTTGCCCGAGCCGAGGAGCGGAATACCCTTCGCACGAGCATCGCGCTCATGTGCGGCGTAACCGTCGAGGCGCTTCTTCTTTTCCTCCGGGGTGAAGTGCTCGGCTTCTTCGAGCGTCATGTTCACCATGCCGCGGTCGCTGTCGGCCGCAGCACGGGTAAAGCGCAGCACGAGATCGGTTTGGCCAAACAGCGGAGTGAAGGTGCTGTACAGGATGCCGTCGCCGCGAAGGCGCGTCAGAAATTCCTGGTAGATATCCATCGGGCCTTCTTCGTCGCCCCAGCCCCAATCAATCGTGTCACCCTGAAACTTCGGTCGGCCCTGCTCGAAGCTCTTGAAGTGGACTGTCGAGATACCATCCGGCACGCCGTTTGTTTTGTGGGTCACTTGCAAAGTATCGAAGGCATCGGTGACACCACGAGCAAGGGAAGGCTTGTCCGCAAACCGGGCTTTTGGAATTAAGCCAGTGCCAAAGTCGGCAGTGACACCGGGCATACCGCAGAGATGCTTCTGCTGTGTGTCGCGTACTGCAAGCGAGGACACTCCCGCCACCCAGCCGCGCGTCGGTCTCGCGAATTTCTTTCCCATCCACCATTCGGGATAATCTCCTGTTGCGTGACACGCGGCTTCGTATGCGCCGCCATAGGTCTTGCCGACCTGGTTGGCCGCCATGAACAGACGCTCGCGCTTCTGCATGTTGAAGAACGCGATCTGCTTCGGGTACGGTTTGAAGAAAAGCATCTTGTGAAAGAGCTTCTTCTCCGCCACCGCCTCCAGCGTAGCGAGAACGTCTTCGAGTTTTTTATTGGGGGCGGTCACTCGCTGTACTCCCAGACGTAGGCGTGCTCGGCAGGGTCGCCTTCCCACTTGCGTCGGCGGAAGGATCGATAGCCACACAGCACGAGCCAGAGCGGGGTGCGCTCCCAATCGGAATAGAAGATCATCAGAGGCCGAGGATCATGTAGGACAAGCCGCGCAGGATGAGCAGCCCGCCGAGGATGACGCCAGTGACGATTGCAACATCGCCCCAGCGTTCCACCCGGCCATCAAGCGGCGGGGCAATCTGGTCAAGCCATTCCTGATGCTGCCGTTGCCGTTCGGCTTCCTGATCCATCTGTGCGATCTCGGGTGACTTCACATTGATGACAGGCATGTTGCCCTCCTCCATTCCGAATTTGTTGTAGAGACAGAAGTTGCCGGTGCAGCCACAACCTACTCCGCACTGGACGATGCTCATAGCAAATCCTCATTCCTTCGGCGTGTCGATACACCCGCGTCGGCAATCACTCTGGCCCATTCGTTCCGGCCGGTACACAAAATAATCGACCACGAGACCGACGACAACGCACGACACGAAGAACAGGATTACAAATCTCACAAGATATCCTCGATGCCTTCGGTGGAGCTTTCGACTTCGGTGAACTCGGCATCGACCACGCCAGCTTCACCCAACAGGGCCCGTTGGTCGAGACCGAGCTTCGCGGCCAAGGATTTGATGCGCTCGATCATTGCGTCGTCGGTCTTGCTCAAGTCCATCGTGGTGACGTGATGTTCGGTCTTCTCGTGCATCCCAACGCGGTTGAGGATCATGCCGATGGCCTTGAGCTTGTCTTTAGGCTCCGGTGCGCTGTTGGCAATGTCGAGGAGCTTCGACACCGCCATGATCTTGCCCGAGGCCAAGCGGCGGGTAGCCTCCTCGTGAATTGCAGCCTGCACGCGGTCGTCATGGAACAGGCGGTGAGCAATCACCCGCATGGCGTTGCCGGTGGTCCCGGCATAGCCTGCCATCGCGGCGGCGCGCGTATGGTTCATGTCGCCCAATTCGAGGAGCGCGATGACGAACCGGCGTTGGCGGTCGGTCCCGAGCGCCCGCATTGCGGGTCCGTAGGAGCCTTCAGCTTGAAGATCGATCAAATCGTTTGTCATGTTAGGAGGGTTAACAATTCGGGATTTAATTGTCAATAGGACTAAAAACCCAAGTTTTTCAAAAAAGTCCCGCGCGATATAGAGTTGAGCCAATCAATATTTAATGGCGGAAATTCCGGGGGTGCCTCCCACCCCACCCCCCGCCTCCGAAATATCATTGCGCGAATAATCCACGCAACAATATTGCGCGAATATCCCAGCGTGCGCAATTATATTGCGTAATGTAATATTATAACATCACAATATACCGGCCGTTAACGGTATCGGGGTGTGGTTGGCCGCAGAATGCGATAGATCACAGGGCAATACGGGGCAATACCCTGTCAGCTCGCAGCCCCAGGCGAGCTGACGTGGTGTGTAATATAATTGCGCGGTCAAGATGGAATATAAGGCCAATGGTCGGTCGAATAGGTGCAATATAATTGCTTAATATGTGCTAGATGCATATCAGCCATGCAAATAAACTCTTTACTTTCTCATTCCTGGCTGATACGTTCGGTCACGTTGTGCCGGTGCGGCGGATGGCGGAGTTCCACGTAGCTCCATCCGCTCCGCCAACCGGACAAACGAACCCGAACGCGGTTTTAGACCAGTACCACGCACACCCTAAGAGGGACAGCAAATGCAACCGACCAGCACCCTATTACTTAATGCCGCGGCAATGCTCTTGCTCGACGCGAGAGAGTGGCGAGAGCGCAAGCCTGATGCTCGCCACGGCAAAGACAGCCAGGTCAGAATTGCCGAGTGTAACGAAGGCATGGCGAAACAGCTCCAGGCACGGGCGCAAGCCCTGGCCTTAGACGAAGCTGCAACAGATCGCGCCTAATTAAATTGCTCAAATGATCCAAACAACGCAAGCCTATTTCGCAACCAACGTGATATGGCTTGCGTTGTTTCCACACTGCACACCCTGAGAGGGACAGCAAATGGCCACTACTCGAACAATTACAGGCTCGGCTTATTGGGCATCATACCTAATCAACGGTGACAGCTCGGGCATGACCGACGCCGAAATTGCGTTGTGCGATGCTTGGGAGGCACGCGAGCTGGAGGAAGGCGAAACCATAGTGTCATGCGATGATGAGGCACGCTTCACCTGGTCTTATGATTTGCACACTGGCGCGGATTACAAGGGCGGTGACGTGCTCGACTATACCGTGCTAAAAATCTAGCTTCACACTGCACACCCTGAGAGGGACAGCGAAATGACTGGCATCGATTATGGAATGGGACGAACGAACATCGATCGTGTTACTGGCATACGCTATGGCGTCATAGCACAAGGCACGGTCGGGCAAGCCTGGTATGATGAGAGCGAACCACAATATGGTCCACCTTGTTGCCCGAAATGCTACGCTGAAGGTATAGCACCACTAACGGATTTGTCCGATGCGGTAGATGCCAGTGCGTTCGAACAATATGGCTCTGGTTGTGCGGACTATGCTTGCGAGGATTGCGAAATTACCGTGGACAGCGCCGATGCTTTCCCGGATGACCCGCTAGACCATACCTATTCGGACGACGAGTATGAACTGGCAACGTGTCTTGATGTGAATGTGTTCGTTCTCCAATCGCCTTACTACACCCTAGCACCGTTTTGCTCGCCCTGTGTTCCCGGCGCTGGCGACCTGGACAACGCCGAAAACATTGTCAACGCAAATGGCGTCAAGACCTATTGCCTCGGACATGATTGGTTCGAGGAAGGTAAGGCACCATATCCAGTTTATGATGTGGTGACTGGCGCACTGGTAAATCCGAAAGCGGATTGACAGTCTCCAATGCAGCATTTAACAATGCTGCATTACAGATTGCCAACCACACTGCACACCCTAGGAGGGACAGCAAATGAATTTTTCCAGTGAAGGCTATGACGGGACACAGTTCCGGGATTTCTTTGTGCGAAAGAGCACAAACGCCGATGGTCCAGGCTGGTTCATTTTCGGCCGCGATCCCAACAAGTATGGCGTTCACGCCGATGGCCCGGATAAAGGAAAAGGCCGCTATGTCATGCTTTGCGGTTTCGTCCGGCATGGCAAGGCCAAACACTACAATGGCAAAGTGCGTATCGGCTGGCCTCGCAAACGAGACGCGCAAGCCGCGTTAGAAACTCACCTGAAAGCCTATCCCCATCTTAACTGCAAACCCTGAGAGGGAAGCTAAAATGTCGAACAATAATTCAATGGTGGCTCACTTGTGGGCCAATCAAAAGAAGACCGGCGCGCGTTCCAACAACGGCAATTTCTGGTTTGAAGGCGATACGATCTATTCGTATCGAACGCCAATCGCTAAGCTTCACACGATCAAGGGCACCATAGTCGCCCTAATCGACTGTGAAGGCTATAGCAACACGACACGCGGCAAGCATAAGCCCGCAATCTATCGCGCTTTGAACTATCGCGGCTTCAGCGTGCCTTCTATCGGCGCACGCGGCGGCCAGAGCCGCCACAGTGACGAGCTAGACCACAAAGCGAACGAAGCACATTTCCTAAAGCAATATCGGGACGCGCTTGAAGCCTGGCGACGGTCGTGGGACAGTAACAGCGCACCCGCGCGGCGCGCTCTAGAGGTACTAGGCGACTATTGCGCCGCGTTCGGCCTTGCCGCGCCTAGAATTGATATTGAGTTGGATTGCGATAAGGTCATCGCGGACCGTGCTGCACGTTTCGAGAAGCACAACACGCCGGAAGCCATTGCGAAGCGTGCCAAGGCCAAAGCCGCACGCGATGCTAAGGCCGCACGCCAAGCCGAGATTGCACGCCTTGCGGAAGCCGAACGCGCGGTGTTGTGGCTCAAGGGCGAGACGGACCACTATCGCACGAACTACGGCATTCCGGCATTGCTGCGCGTCAAAGGCGATGAGCTGCAAACGTCGCAGGGCGCGACTGTGCCGCTCGATCATGCCAAGCGCGCCTTCACGTTTATCGCCGCGTGCCGGGCGCATGGGAAGACGTTCGAAACCAACGGCCACAGGATCGCCGTAGGGCACTTCCAAATCGACAGTATCGATGCTGAAGGCAATGTCAGGGCCGGGTGCCATCTCATCGCTTGGCCTGAGATTGAGCGCATAGCGAAGCAACTGGAGCTGGTCTAAATGGGCTGGCGTCTTATCAAACGTTACCGCGCCTGGTTTATTGTGTCTTCAATGTTCAGTGAAGCCAGCGCGGGCAAAGTTGGCGGCGGGTGCATCATCCTCAAGCCATATCGCACAAGAGCGCGGGGCCGGATTGCTTTGCGGAAGTTCAAGCGAACGGGGCGTTACTGACAGTCAGTTATTGCCCTACCGCGTGCAATCGTGGTAGGGCAATGGCGGGCGGTTGTCGCTCGGAATGGAGAGGATCAATGAGCCTTAAGGAACGCGAGAAGATCGAAACGCTAATCGCCAAGTGCAAC